AAATCAGCACAAGGAATCATCATCGGAAGGTTGAAGAGGATGTCGTCTTTTTTCTTCTTATCGGTTATGTTTGTGATAGTAAATGATGAAAGATTTGATTTTGTGTTGTTGTTTACTTCGCTAGGGCGACTCGGTATGTGTTCTATGTTCATGGCAAACATGATGATTATCATGGATCCTGCTATAATAGAGACCAGTCTCTTTTTCATCTGAACTTACCGCCATCTAGTGGTTTTATGGATGGTGCCACATCCTTTGGCACCATGTTGGTAATTTGTTGCTTGAGCAATATCTGCGTCAACAGCGTGGTAATCTCAACTGCGTCTCTAGTGTCCAGCCTGACTTCTTTAAGACCTTGGCGACTGGCGTCTTTTACTTTAGCTAAGAATTTGTCGAGTGGAGTTAGATCCCGATTTATCATTTCTCTTCCAGGCAGTCATTGCAACTCGTAAATCTGTTTGATTTTTGAATGGGCCAATGAACGAATACGTCCGCAAGGTATTTACCTTGGGACAAAAGGCCTCGGCATGCAATCCATTTCGTTGCATGCCATACCACCCGGCAGCATGGAGTACCTTGCTATTCTTTGCTTTGGTATAACACGGTAGTCCTTGGTCTTCATGGAGATTGAAAACTTGTTCAAGGTCTGTTGGATATCCGTATGCTTCTTGCAGTTGTGTAGACCCAGGCACTTTGTCTGTTGTCACTGTATCAAAAATTTCTAATGCTTTTTTTGCTTCTTCGATATTTTTGAACTTCATGGGCTCGCTGTTTAGAATCACTGATATGTGATCTGACTCAAATCTAAGAGTGCCAATGGACGCCCCTTCTTTCTGTAGCATCCAGAATTTGTCTTTGAGTACAACTTTCACGGAAATCATGCGTAACCTGCTGATAGATAATCTGAGTGTGTTTTTACATCATCGCTGATACGTGCAAGATTGTATTTGCCGCAGAACTTGAGCAAATACAATCCCACCTGACTATGGATGTCTTTCTGCACCTGCGTGGATATTGCTTCATCAAGCAAGGTCTTGATGTCATCGGGCTGTGCAGTAAGATCAATCAACTGCTTGTTGGCTTCATATCGATCTCTTACCTGATGCTCGTTGCCATTATGGTCAACCCAACGCTGAAGCATGAGATTGTTCCAATTGTATCCTTTGTTGTTGCGATCTGAAAAGGCCTCAATCAATCCAACTTTGTTTTTACTGCCTTTGGTACGCACACCCGGGAACGCCGAGAAGATGTTGTCGCTGACATCGCCGCGCATGCACTTCTCGAACAGTAGCCATTCTGGGTCCGGCGCAGGAAGTTCTTCCTTAGTTTTCTTGTCTTTGACTTTCTTACCCTTTTCATCAAAGAATCCCTCATGTGTGATTGTCTGCTTGCTGATACCATTATAAATGCGAACATTAGGAGCAATCAGTTGATAGAAATCACTATCACTTGACACAATCACATGACTGTCATCTTTGTGCAGTTGTATCCAACGTGCAATAAAATCGTCAGCTTCGCACCGATCCTGCTGTAGAACTGTTACATTGGTTTTGTTTGCAAGGAACGCAGTGAACTCGTCAAACGCTTCCCAGAACATCTTGTCTTCTTCGGCTTCTTTGGGAGTGAGCGCGGCACGTGCAACGGCACGATTTGCTTTGTAATTGGTATCTACGTCTTTGCGCCACGACCTACCCTCGAGACAGAAGATCACGTGCTTGCCCTGAAACTCTCTCCAGGCCTTTGCAACACTGGCAAACATGATGTGATATGCCATGCCAATTTTTTCATCGGCATCTCCACGCACCACATGGCGGGCACGGAAGAACATGTTAGCGGTATCAACCAAAAGATATGACATACGTTCTCTCTGTGTTAGCCTCTAGGAGGAAGTCGATCCGCATCTGCTACAAATTTGGATTCTTCTTCTACACTAGCGGCAATGTTTTTGGCAAGATCATTGAACCAACGATCCACTATTTCTTCACCTGTACTACCAGTATACCCTGCATTGCGCAACATGTCAACGAATTTATCGTTCCAATCAAGCTCAAAGTACCCAGAACGTGGATTCTTTACGTCAATATTGGTACTGAGTACGCCCACCCAGGGTTCTCCATTTAGATCCGCCATGGCTTTGTCAGCATGTGGGCCTTTTAGGGTTTTTTGGATCAATCGTTTTTGTTTTTCTTTTGGGTCAAACCAACCCTTAATCTTTTCAAACATTATTTCTTCCTTGTATGAACTTGTCCAGGAACGCTCGCATGCGTTCGGCATCTTCTTTCCTTAGTACAACATCATCATAATGCCAACGCACTGCTGGTAACCCAAACACATAACGTACTGCTTCTCTCACACGCTTGTACCACGGAAGTGATTCGTTTAGACTGACATGTACAAACATTTCTTCGTCCCAGATCTCATTTTCTTCCCACGCACTAAAGATCACCTGATGATCTGGCGAAGTGCAGTCACAGTCAAAGTGTTCTCGTATCATTCCGTTACGCATTAGACTCCCCAGTTGTCTTTGTCTTGATAAATGTCATCGCATTTGTGCCAACGTCCTGGCAGGATAAAAGAAAAGAAGCGACCAAGCCAGCCAATAGGTTCGCCGCATTCTTGGCAACACCAGCTGGGGAATTTCTTTTGTGACATTTCATGTACCCCATTCGTTGCGGAAGATATCAACTTGCAGTCTTGGGCTGTAGCGATAGCCCTTCTTCATGGCCAGTAGCGCAATCTCTTTGGTGTTCATATGATACAGTTCAGGCATGCCACCAACTGGCATCAAGTATGTTGGAGCAATGACGCCATGGTCCAAGTACTCCTCTACTGCTTTATCAACATCGTTTACGTCGGCCTCAGTTGCAACAACGAATTTGAAATACAGGTCTGTCTGTGGAATCTTGAGATAAGACTTGACCACTTCGGGCTTGATAGCTTCTTCCCACTTTTCACCACTCACTGTCAGCTTGGGACTGCATGAGAACGTGGTCCAGAATCCAGCATTGGCAAGATAGCCGCGAAGCTCTCCCCGCAGTTCCTGTGTGGCATTGGTCTCAAATGTCACATGTCGCAGGTCTCGCATGCGTTCATGTTGGAACAGTTCAATATAGCTACGTTGCCAACCCAGCAATGGTTCTCCTCCTGTGATAACAAGATGGATGTCCTGTCCGTTTGGTAAACTCCATGTACCAGTTGGTGTCAGCTTTAGCATGGCATCAATAATCTCATCAATTTCCATCATTGGACTGAATTCTTTGAAGCCTGGATGCCAACTAGCATAGCTGTCACAGCCTGTACGTGCCAGCGGCAATTCCTTAAAGTCTTTTACAGTACCAGCCTTGACCATGGCGGCAAACTGTTCGGGCTCTGTACTCTTCTCGCCATGCGGCAATCCAAATCCTCGGCACTCAAAGTTACATCCAAAAGTGCGTAGGAAAATACTGGGCACACCGGCCCATTCACCTTCACCCTGTACGCTGTAGAAAATTTCTGCGATTTTAATTTTGCTCATTGAGGTATCTCCATTCTTGTATTATAGCAGTATCTATTTAGATTGTCAATAGCGACTAAACCCGGACACATGATCTTTCCAACAGAGATAGAACATGAGAAATGATTCGTTGTCAGTGAAATCAAACGACCATTGGTTTGAACTAACCCATCGATCGTCATACAGCTCTCTGCATGCAACTGCCAATCCAAGATTGGTTGCCCAGTTTTGCATGAGAGCAATTTCACTAGGTGACGCTGTGACTCTTATTGAGCCAAACGTCGTAGGATCTTCTTGAGCCAACCAACTTTCCTTTTATAGTTGCCTGCAAACGGAATCACGTTTCTTACACCACCTACAGGGTCTTTTGTATCTCCGGTGCGCCTAGGAATAAGATGCACATGTGGCCACATCACTGTTTGACCAGCACAGCGTTCAATATTGATACCAATATTGAATCCATGGCATTGTCCAAGCAATACCATTTTTCTTCCTTCAGTCATTGCTTGTTCAAACGCTTCGTGTATCAAAGCATCCGTGTTGTACTGCGGTACAAACAAAAGATGCCCAGGCGTAACAGCATAGGCATCTTCAAATACAGCAATATGATAGTCTTCTCTCACAATAGAAGTCCATGGTGCAATACCAGCTTCTCTTGCTTCTTCTAGTGTCATTGATGGGTCATTATACATTTTAGATACAGCCCGCCTTTGTTTGAGTCGGGTTTCGAGGTAAGTTAAGTCAGGTTGATTTGCCATTGGTTATTAAACTCGTCGTTTTCAAAATACTTGCCAGTTCTAGATCTTGGATAACCTCTAGGATTGGCCATAACACGGCAATCGCCTATCATGTAGTCGCTTTTGTTGTGCATGTGGCCATGCACCCAATATCTCAATTGTGGGCGATCTAACATGATGTCTGAGAGGTCACTGCGAAAGCCGCCGTTCATGACCTGCTCGCTCTTGTAGTATTCAGCCACACTGTTTTCATGCGGAGCATGATGTGTTATAGCAAATACTTTTAGATTTTTTTCACCGGCTTCGCTAATCATCTTGTCAAAGTAACGTCGACTGCTACGATGTATCACATAAGCATCGTTGGATAAAAACTTGGCCGCGCCATCGCCCTTGCGCACAGTACGGAAGTCATTCATGGCATCATTGAGATGCAGTAAAGTGATAGGGTCGCCCTTGTTGCAATCAGTCCACATGGTAGAACCAATGAACATCCAGTCATTGATGATTTCACATTCATCTTCTAGCAGTCGCACATTAGCAGGCAAACACTTGCGAATAGTTTCATAGCTCTTGTCGATGTTGAAACCGTAGTGCTCGTGATTACCCATCACCATGAACACGCGATTGTACCCTTTGCTGGCCTTGTCAAGGAATTCAATATACTGACTGCCGTAAGGGCTCAGCATAGGATCTTCACCATCTAGGTGCCGTGCGCAGAGAATATCGCCTGCAAGTATCAATATGTCGCCTTGGCCCGGATCCATCGGAACATCAAATTCCAAATGGAGGTCGCTCATAAATTTCACATCCATCACAGTTCCTTTTTGTGTTTGGCCCACCATCCAGATTCCCATGGAAAGTCAATCCAGACGTTGTCTTCAGCTTTGTTGATTTCTACTGCATTGTAGCACGTTTCAAAACTGCTGTCAAGGTTTTCTACGATTGAAGCAAAACGGACGTTTCGTTTCCAAACCGTGTCCCATGCAATTTCCCCTGGCATGCAACTGCCGCGCCAGTCTTCTTTGATCCAATTGAATGTGGCGCCCGAATCATTGATATCATCTACAACCAATATGTTTTTTCGTTTGGAACCATCCCATCGACTTTTGATTATTTCTCGTTCTTCTAGATTCACGTATCCAAATGCATCTTCTGCCATCCAGCAGTTGCTTTCGCACTCTCCGCCGTCTCGAAGCTGTACCTTTAGCGTTTCCATTGGAACACCCAGCAGGTTAGAAAGCAAAACAGCGGGCACAAGCCCGCCGCGAGTCACTCCAACAACATAATCAGGACGCCAGCCGGATTTGTTTATCTGATGTGCTAGCTCATGAACGTACCCTTCAACATCCGTCCATGTTAGGGTCTTGGTCTTTTTCTTCATCTGTTATTTCTCTCTCATTGTGATCTTTTTCAATAGTCAGCTCGCCATCTATCACATAACCGATGGCCAGCAAAAATTCTTTGAATCTAGGCAGTATTTCATCCCAGGTAGTTAGATCATACAGTGTATGCTTGATCTCTCTACCTGGATAATGATTACCCATTATATATTCACCTTCTTCCTCGAACAGGAACGTGAATTTGCGTGTGCTCATCTTTTAAGTTCCTCAACTAGATAGCCATAGGCCATGTCACGAATTTCTGGATGCTTGGCACAAAACTCTGTATCTTCTGCCACAGACTTGAGCAAGGTCTTGAATGCATTGAACATGCCAAACAGCTCGCCAATCTCCATCTGTTGATCTTTATAGACCATCTTGGCCGGTCCATCCTGTGGAGCAACAATACTAAAATCTTCTCCCAGTTTGATACTGGATTCACTTGACACAGGATTCCAGGTAGGATTGGAAAAAGTATAGGGACTACTGCTATTGCCAATAGTAATTATTCCAGGGCTAGGAATGGCACCATAACCTGGACTAATTCCATTTGTACCGGTAGTGGTGTAGACGCTGGAACTTAGATCCACCGTCATGGAATCATCTAACCGATACTCGTCATAATCTGGAATAGTGATTGTTATGGTATCTGAACTAGAACTGTTCACGGATGTAATTCCTTGCACAATGAAGCTATCTCCCCATCTGTGAGGAAAAATGTATACGTTGATGAATCAATCATCTTACCGTCGTCGTTGTATTGCTCACCGATAAAGTCTACACATCTTAGATCTTTAGGGGAAAGTATTTTACTGACACGTATACGTAGCTTGTAGGCTTCTTGTTCTTTTGCTACAAATTCTTTGATTAGTAGAGATTCCATATCAAGAATCTCTTTCCATTTCACATGCCTCGCGAACCAATGCCAGTACTTCGTCAACAGTACTGCACATGATCTTGGCATTTACGTAATCGGTCTTCTTGTTGCGACCGCCTGCTTCGACCATGAAACCATTGTCATACATGTTGATAGTAAAATTCTCATTTACCTTGACCAGCTTGTCTCCTAGCTTGGTCACTGCTTTTGCTGTTGCCATTTTCATCTCCTTAAATTAACGTGGCGCAAACTCTTGTTGCAGTTTGATATTGTCAAAGAATTCTTTCTTGACACTTGGATCTGTTTTGAAAGCGCCGTTCAACACAGTGGTCTGTGTCAATGAACTATGTGCCATAATGCCGCGATTCTCACAGCACCCATGTGTGGCCTGCACATATACTGCTACGTCTGTTGAGTCAGTTGCTTTGCTAATCTCGCGGGCAATATCGTTACAAAGTTCCTCCTGGAGAGTGCCACGTCGGGCACACCACTGTGCGATTCGGGTATACTTGCTGAGTCCGATGAGTTTCTGTGCGGCAATAATACCAATATAAGCAACGCCAGTAACGGGTTGGTGATGATGGCTACACATACTGCGAAGCTCACTGCGAACCACAAGCATACCTTCGTAGCGGTCATTCGAGTCATTGGGGAAAGCGGTTGCGTCTGGTGCTGGGTCATATCGTCCTGCCATGATTTCATTGAAGTACATCTTGGCCAGTCGTCGTGCTGTGCCTTTGCTATTAGGATCGTTTTCACGATCAATCAGCAACGCATCTAATACTTGTTCAAATGCCGGAGTTGCTTCGTCGATTAGCTTTTCTATGTCACCTTCGTGTAGGTAATCACTAATGTTGTCACCTGCCCAGAAACGCTTGCCTTCACGTTTCATCTTAAAGCGAATATGATCGCCTAAGTATGCTTCTTGATAGCCACCGTCGCCTGCCATTGCGTCTAGTGCTGTTTCTTTTTTATCCGTCATTGTAGTTTACTCCAATTAACTGCTAGTATAGCAGATGAGATTATTTAGGTCAATGGTCAATTTAACCATCGCTTTTGAGTGACATGCCAAGCATCTTGCCAACATACATGCCGCTGGCATTTTTGGCCAATGTTACCTTGACTGTGTTTATGGCAAGCACTAGACGATCGTTGGTTCGACTTAATACATCTGCATCAACTGTGATGCCAGTGTCTTCGTTGATCACTTTGACTTTGTTTTTTTGTTGATTCCAGTCATTGCGATTTTGATTACGTGTCATGAACGTTGTCCTTGTTATGGGGTTGATTGGTTCAACTTTCATTGTTCCAACTTTGCTTTCTCTGCTTCGTATACACGTTGTCTTAGTTCGCTGGAACTAAAACTATGATCTCTGCCATTGAAGTAAAGTTCAATGCCTCGCTTCTCGCATATGGCACGACCAGTGAAGTCTTTTTCCATGTACTCAACACCAAGTATGCGAATATCAATGGGTAAAGTTAGCAATAGATCTTCTAGGTCTTTTTCAGTGTTGTACACCCAGATCTCGTTGACAAATTTACAACCTTCCAGTTGCAACTGGCGCTCTACAATACTTTGTATAGGCTTGTTTTTGTTTGCTCGATCAAAGGTGGGATCATTCTGCAATCCTACAATCAGGTGATCACATTGTCCTTTGGCTTCTTTCAACATGGCCACGTGACCAGCATGCAGTAGATCAAAGGTTGAGCATGTGAATCCTACTTTCATACTGCTCCTCTATATTGTTCTGAGTTATACCATGCCCATGCAGTAGCAATGATTCCGTCAATCCTGGAGTTGCTAGGGTACCAATCAAATTCACTTTGAAATTTGCTACCATTGGCAACCAGTATAGCAGGATCGCCTTCTCGCCTTGCACCGTACACAACCTTGATGGGCCTTGGCACGATGGCATTGAAGTGTTCAACAATTTCGGCAATGCTCCAGCCAAGTCCGGTACCAAGATTGTATGCATCATACGTTTTGGTCAAGCCTTCTAGTGCTTTAACATGCGCCTCTGCAATGTCTGTGACATGCAAGTAATCACGAACGCATGTGCCGCTCTTGGTTGGATAGTCATTGCCATTGATAGTCAGTTCTTTATTAGACAATGCATTTTCGCATATACGAGCAATCAGGTGTGTGGCGCCTTTGACTTGCCCATGTCTACGATTTACGTCAGCACCGCATGCATTGAAATATCTCAAACAAGCTGCCTGGAAGCCATATGCATGTGCAGAATCTCTGATTACTTTTTCTGCCATGGCCTTGCTTTGACCGTAGGGACTAATAGGAGCAATAGGTTGGCCTTCATCAATAGATTCAACAACAGGTTCTCCGTACACTGCTGCCGAACTAGAAAAGATGAACTTGCCTTTGAAGTTGG